GTCTATCATTGTGATTCTGATCCCGCCTCTAGTGTCTTGCCATGCGTAGACTTGAATATCGTTTTTATGTCCTGAAGCTAGATTGTATTGTTGATAATTATTTCTAACTATTGGAGTTGAGGTTGGAAATATGTTGGATATGGTTCCTTTGTTGGTCCATTTATTTGTAGAGTCTGAGTAAGAGTATAGATTGGTGTCGTTTGCTACACAAAGTTCATTTTTGTACGTTGTAATTTTTCTAGGATCTGTAATTGAGGAGCTTCCTAGGATGTCTACAGATATGCAGTCATATCCTGTTCGTTTTACGTACTTTCCAGGATCTTCAAATTCTACGTTCTCTAAGATTCTTATAGATCCGATAGTTTTTTGGTTTTCGTCTATTTTAGTTTCGACGCCTTCTACTAATGGGATCGGTATTGTTTGTTTTCTTAACATTTATAAATCCCTTATGAGATATGCCATTCACTAGTTCCGTCGCCTACAATTGTCCAGCTTCCGTAGTTGGATGATAATGTAGCTGATGAATCTCCGTCTATAGTATCGGCTCCGGTTACTGCTATTGAAATGTTATTGGCGAATGATTGTCCAGATACGTCTTTTATGATGTAGAAACGACCGTTAGAGACTGCTGAAGCTGCTGGTAATGTGATAGTTCGTGATACTGTGGTGTCTACTAATAAGTAGGAGTAAGTGTCTATTGAGTTGATACCTAAGTTTGCTGAGACTGCTAATGTTTCATAGCTATTAGTGCTTGGAGTTGCGGATACTAAGGAGCCTCCGGAAGTTAGTTGAACAGCTACTCCAGAGCCGTTTGTCCAGTAAAGGTTTCCTAGAACGCTGTGTAGACCATTACTGTTTGCGGAGCCGGTTAGGGCTGCTGATTGTTCCTGGAATCTTGCAGATTTTAATTCGTAGATGGAGTTGTCGTTAAATTCTAAGTTTGAATTGATGAACAAGCCTGCTGGAGTTACTTTAGAGCCTTTTCCGCTTGAATGGTCGTGGGCGTCTATCATTTCGATAGCTGTGTTTAGTGCTGTAGCCCATTCAGGTCCTTCTGTGATTGATACAGTTGGAAGACTTAGGTTCATATTTGGAGTAGCCATATTATTCCTTTAAAAAATCCATAAATCCACTTGTACTGCATGAGAGCAGGCTAGTGAAAAAGTTTGTCCAGGAGCAGGGTTAGTGTCCTGCAAATCCCATATTCTTGCATCAGCTCGCTTACGTACGACTATGTAGCCTAGAGGAAGTCTTCCAAGCTTGTGCTGTACTTCGTTTCTTTTTCCTGGCTGTAAGTCTACACATTTTAATAAAACTCCATCAATTATTTGAGAGTTTATTATAGGCTTTAAAACCAGTTCTACGTTTTCTTGCAGCTTTGAAGATTCTTTATCCTTTAAAGCTAACTTTTTAAAGTTTTTTACAGACATTAGCTATCCGATGTATAGAATATGTAATCAGTGTTATCGGCGTAAATGTCAGTTATTTGCTCAGATTGCCCAGCGTCACGGTTTTGGGCTGCTTGTTCAATTCTTTCAACTATGCGACCGCGTTCGGCTGCTAATGCTCTTATGTCAGATTCTTCTTTGTGTCGCATTTTCATAGCTGCGGTTACTATTACGTAATCGGAGTATTGATTAACATCATTTAAAGAGTCTGTATCTGCTGAAAGTTTTGAAGCTACTGGAATGTACCATAGTCTGTAGTCTACGTTGCTATCTGGCGTAGGAGTGAGTTTTAAATTGCCTCCCATTACTCGGTATCTTATATTTGATATTCCTAAAAGTGTCCAGCTTCCAAATCTTTCATATTTATTTCTTTCGTTAAAATTAAATGGAGGTACTGTGAACCAGTCGGTTCCGTTTAATCTTACGTCAATGCCTCGTAGTTTGTAGAAGTCTGCTGGAAGTGCGTAGTCGGCTGTTCCGGATGTGGTAGTGCCTTCGACGGATTCTAAAAAGTAATCAGATCCGTATGTTTGTACTAGGAGGTCATGTAGTTCTGCGATTGCAAAATTTATGTAGTTAGTTAGTTCAGCGTCGGTAACAAATTGACTTTGTTCCATGTCAGCCATTTGACGGGCTTGAGTTTTTAGTTCTGCTAATGTAATTGCCATTTAAGCCTCGTAAAGAAATTAAGGACGATACAGGTTTTTAGTCTGTACCGTCCAAAATTGGTTAGTCTTCTTTGTGCATAGGATCATCATGCTCTTTTGCCATTTCTAGGAATTGTAGTAAATGACGTTTAAGAGCTTTAGAGTCTTTGGACTCGATAGCGTTGATGATTCCATCGCAACAGGCGCTTTTTGCCATGTCGTTGTCAACTTCGCCTTCAGGCTTGTGCTGCGACATTTCTTCTTTGTATCCGGAATCCATTGATGGTTTTCCAATACGTTTGATGATTATTGTCGCTAAACCTTTTCTTTTGTCCTTCAGTAACATTTTTAGTCCTTTTTGTTAATAGACTAGTTATCTTCTAACGCTAGTGTTTTTAAGCTCTAGTTTGATAAGAAGAGTACTTCCATCTGAAGGATCAGTTTCAACAGCAGCAGCTTTACACTGAAATTGAACAGTCTTAGAAGTTGCTACGGCTTCTGATTCGATTTGAAAAGTAAGGTCTTCTGCTGTTGCAAAAATTTGCTTAACGTCAAAGCCTACTAGTGCGTTGTACTTGTCATCTAAAGTTACGATGTAAACACCGGCGCTGTCGCGAGTTACTGATGCTACACCTACGCTGTTGTCGGCGTCAAGTGTTGGCGCTCCAGAAGCTCCGATAGCTACTTTTGCGTGAAGTACTTTTACTTCTCTTGTTAATGATTGTAATCTGTGAAAATTTCTGTTTGCCATGGTGTGACTCCTTGTTAGTCATTTAGTCAGAGGGAGGCTACCCCGCTGCTTAAAAAAACTAAGGAAGCCCGAAGGCTCCCCTAGTCGTTAGTTTAATTATGCAAGTTGAATACGAGCGTTGTATCCAGGAGCTTTACAGCCCATCTGAGCGTAGTAGCCGATTCGAACTTCTACAGCGTCAGCGCCAGATTCACGCAACATTTTCATTCCGTCAGAATCAAGGATCTTAGGAGCTTTACCTAAACTGTAAAGTTTCCAAGTATCCATTTGAAGCATGTAAGCAACGTCTTCTGGACAGTTTTGATCAGGCATAACCTTGATCGGTCCACGAGGTCCGTTTACCATGATTCCACGGAAGGCAATTTCAACATTAACTCTTTCGTCAACATATTGAACTTTTGATCCAAGAGCTTTTTCTAAGTCAGCATACTTGCTGTAGCTTAGGAAACAGTGAGTTGGTTTTCCACCTTCTCTACCTACTCTTGAAGCAGCGCCGATTAGAGCTTCTTCGATTGGCTCGGCAGATCCGTCATATCGGATACCAGCAAGACGAGTAGCGTCAACAGATCGGTTTACAGAGAAGAAACTGTCAGATCCGCCTGGAGCAGAAGCAGGAAGCCATGCAGCAAGACCTTTAAGTTTTAGATCGTAGTCACCTTCTACGAAGATGTAATCGTCAGTAGCAACACCTGTTCCGCCGTCGATAGCAGAAGCAGCGTCAACAGTTAAAACGCCAGAGTCACGATTAACACCGTTTACAGTGATTGTTCCTGATTTAACAGATCCACCGCCGTCAGCAGTAGAAACAACGATTTCCATTCCAACTTCAAAGTTAGTAACGTCTTCTACGTTTTTAAGTTGGATAGAAGTACCAGTTGTTCCAGCGCTAACCTGACCGATTGAACCAGATCCAGATCCGTACATAGCGATAGCTAATGAACGAGTGTTAGAGTTGATAGCGCCGTCGATTTCTAAAGTAGCAGCTTCCATAAAAGCGTTTGCGTTACCTTTAGAAGCTTCTAGTGTTTCGTTATCGATAGAAGCTAAAGAGTAGTCTTTATCTCTAGTAAGAACAAAGTCAACCAATTGGCTGTTTGTCTTATTAGCTTGAGCAGTACTGAAAGTAGCAGAACGTCCTTGTGGGTTTCCATAAACAATAGGAACTGGAAGGTTACGTCCACCGAATTGCTCATATTTTGCAATCATAGCAAGAAGTGGGTTGTCTGAGTAAACCATATTCTCGATACGGTCGCTTGTGTAGTGCTGCTTAAGTGCAGCGTCAAATGAAGTTAGGTCCAAAGCCATTTTATACTCCTAAAAGTAAATTAAAGTTAAAGTTATTCATTCCACCTTAGCAAACTTGCCGCGGCGGCTATTGACTCATCTTTCGTCAGTTTTCGCTTTGTCTCTGTTTGAGGCGACGTAAGACTGTTTGAGAGTGTTGGGCTACTCTTTACTTCTTTAGTTGGCATTGGCTCCGGTGCCGAGCTATATCGGCTTTTGAGTTTACTTGTGTTCTTGAAAAGACGGTCTGCTTCCTCCTCCAGATACGCCTCTACTTGGTCTGCTGCTTCTTCGTTGCTCATGACTCGTCCAGTTGCCTTCCAATGCTCCTCGATTACGTCAAAAACTACGCTAGAAGCGTCATTCGCTCTAATGAGTTCATAGTTCTCGTTATTATTAATGAAATTTGTTAGCTGATATTTAAAGTTTTCAATAACTTCTTCGTGTTTTCTCTGTTCTTCTCTTTGTTCCTTTTCTAGAAGCTGATTTTTGATTTCTTCTAACTCTTTGGAATATTTAGAGTCTAAATCTTGCTTCATGAGTTCCATTTTCATTTCGGGGGTTAAATTCCCGTCATTTAAAGCTAGATTTGTTAAAGTTTCGAAGTTTAGTCCAAGTTCTTCTAATGTCTGCAGAGGGTTTCGCTTTAGTCGGTATTCTAAAGGTAGTTCTGGCTCGCTTGAAGTTTCCATTACTTCGCGCTGCTCTGGTTCTTGCTGCATAGAGGACATACGTTCTTCTAATTCTGCGATTTTTTGCTCTAAAGCGGCTTCTTTTTCTCGGATAGCACGTTCGCGCTTTGATAAGGCTGCGAATTTTGAGGAGAATTGATCCTTTTGCTCTTGTTGTTGTTGCTGTGTTTCCACTTCCTGAGATTCTTCGGAAGTTTCTCCAGCGGGTTTTAGAACCTGTTCAGTTTGACTCTGATTCATGGATTGTTCTAATTGAGTGTTGGCATCGTGTTGAGCGTAGGCTTCGCTTGTTCCATCGTGCGAATTTCCTGATTCTACTACTTGTGCTGTTTGTGCGGCTTGTTCTGACATGTTGTCTCCTTACTTAGTTGAGCGTAATTGCTCGCCTTTCGGCAGTTTTTTATTATACTGGCAAAAGATCCGATGTTGGCGGAACTTCTGGTACAGCGGTTGGTTCTACGGGCATACCGGCGTCTGGCATGGGGGCTTCTGGCATTGCGGCTTCCGGCGGTAATCCCGCCATTTCCGGAGGTAGCTCCTGAGGTAGTTGACCTTCTTGAGTCATGAGTTCTTCTTCGTTTGCCA